CCTCTTGCTACAACTTGTGCCATCACTCCATAGTTTGAGATATCTGAATAACTATCTACCAAACCTTCATTCTCTAAAGAACCATCATCACCCCTCATAATAAGAGTTTTGATTCTCTCTACTTTATCATTAATCCTAAACCAAATACCCATCAAGGATAATCGTTTCTCTTCATCATTTTTTAGTTCCTGTCCTACTGCAATATTCTGTGGCCCATAATCATGTTGTTTGTGTAGGAATAATTCATATTGTTCTCTTTGAATCTTCTTGAACTCTTCCGTCATTTGTGGATATTGTTCTTCCATATATTCAACAACATCTACAACATCAACTGATTCTTTATGTGCATCTTCCATACTGAATGTAGGACTATCTTTTATAACCTCTTGCATATTTTTCTCCAATTTGATATGTTAGAATATAAGGCCAAAACCCTATATAAGTCAAGTATTTTTTTATTTAATTTTATCGACAATACCGTATTCAAGACATTTCTCTGCACTTAAATATGTATCATTTCGTTGAGTGAGTTCCCAAAACCTTTCATCTTTTTCAGTAACTTCTGCCATGATTTTATTGATTTCTTTTTGTAACTCTTTTAGATGGTCAACACCTTTCATAACATCAGTAGTTTTACCTGCCTCAAATGCTGAACCCTCGTGAACCATTACAGTTCCATGTGGTGAAATACTTCTTTCACCTGTACCACATGCCAACAATACTGATGCAGCACTCATACAAGTTCCAATACAATGTGTGTTTACCTTTACATCTAATCCTCTGATATAATCCACTAATCCTAACATTGCATAAACATCACCACCATATGAAGCAATATTCAAATTGATTGTTGTGTTTGGATTTGTTCTCTGTAAGTAATCCATTTTTACTATCGTTGAATACAGTGAATCTATATCAAATTCATAATTCATGTAAGTGGTGTTTGTTAAAGAGTTCACACCCCACTCCATCTCTTTCATAAAAAATTGTTCTTCTTTTCTATAACTCATTACTTACTCCATATTTTTTTTAATTGTTTATCTTCTACCCCATATTTCATTATGATGGCAGTTACTTGTTCTTTAGTTAATAACTCTAAATGGTCTTCAACTTCTCTCGTACTACACTCAAAATAATCTGTTAAGTGTTCCATTGCCCATTTCTCAATTTTTGATTTCTTCTTCGATTTAACATACCGAAGAAATGTTCTACCTCTTGGAATTATATCGATATAAAACTGATATACATTTTTAGGAGCCAACTCCCAATACTTTTGTATCTCATTCACAACTTGAATCCATTCTGATTTCATACTAAGAAAACGATGAACCATGTAATTACTCCATGTCTTTTTATCACCCTCTTCAAGTGAATCCCAATACAATGTATTTTGTACATTTGTTATTTGTTTTATGTGGTCGAATAAACTCTTAGACATTTTAGAACCTTTAATATAAATAGGTTAGCAATCTCTGAAACCATCAATAAATTTGTCTAACCATTCATTTTTTTTACAATCAATCGATAAGGTAATTCTATCTTCATCACCCTCATTAAACATACTATGATTTAACCTTACATTAAATGTATGTATGTGTGCAGGTGCCATTCTAAAGTTTTTAAATCGTGGTTTAAATTTTTTATTAAAGGTGTAAAGTGTATGAGAATTTTCTTCTGTATATTCCTCTTCCATTTCACAATCAGTTACCCCAAACCAACAACTCTCATTTGTTTTTATTGGTATCTGAAACCTAACTATATCATCACCCATATCTCTGTCATTATGAATACCATATGATGTTCCTGCCTTTCTTCTTAACAATCTAAATGATGTTACCTCTGTTTTGAAACTATCGTATATCTCTTTGAAATAAGGTGTTTTACTTATTATACCAGTGTATGGTAGATTATTATAATGGTCATTACCACTTTCAGGTAATGATATTGCATGACCAAATGCACCATCCTCATACTTACCATAAGTTTCTGCCATAAACAAATCGTTTTTTAATCTTATTAAATCGTACTCTGGCCCGATTTTCCAACCAGTACTCCATGCATGTCTACTCATCTTCTTTCCTACTTAAAATATCTATTATATCCTCATACCACAAAATTCTGTGATTAGGATGTTTCTTTACCATTTCAGTCATTAAATCATTTGCCTCCTTAATCTCTCGTACATACAATTTTGTATTTAATAACTTTTCATATGAATTTATTTGTGCAGTTACATCTCTTCTTTTTAACAAGAACACCATATCCGCATAATCTAAAATTTCATTTAAATAATCTTTACTCTTTTCATAATCACACTTCATACTATTCCATTTGGATTTTTTCATAAATTCATTGAATCCCATTGAATCAATAGTGTTCTTATGTTTTTTAAAATTAGGTTCATTCCAAAACTCTTGACCTGTAATTTGTTCTAAAGTTTTTTTAAAGTTTGTTGAACCAACTCTCCAATGTGATAATATTACTATGTTAGGCATTTTTCCATTTCCTTACATTGGAAACACTCACCACAAATCTCTTCTTCTCTACACCACCAAATCTTTTCTCTTACTTCCTCTGGTAACCCATCCCAACACTCTTGTTTTGTAATGTGTTTTATTGGTCTTCTCCATGTGAATTGGTGTGTAGTATAATTATCATTTTCATTAATTGCACTCATAACTTGTTTCATCATTTTTAAATTGGTTTCAGCATCTCCACCGTCATCATTCTTTACCCAACCAACATCTAAATAATCATACTCTTCTTTAAAACATATTCTTGCACAATCAATTGATGATATAAATACATCTCCTAATGGTAGAGCATATTGAACTGATTGTGTAAACTTAAATGGTCTTATTTTTTGTAAAATTGGATTTATACTTTCTACTGCCTCTAATTGTTTTTTCAACATACCACCATGATTTAATAATTTTACATGATGTGCATGAATTTCATAATCAGTATTTTTCAAATGATGATATAATAAATAAGTAGAATCTAATCCACCACTCCAAGATATTAATACTTTATACAAATGTATCTCCCTCTACAACACCAATTAATACATAACGATTCCCATTGTAAAATTGTTTTACTTTATGTGGGGCAAATGATGGAAACAATACCATCGAACCTTTTTTTGGTTTTATCAAATCATTAGAAATCTCTAACTCACCACCATCGTAATCATCATTTAAAAATATAACGCAGGTCATTTTGTGAGTAGTATCTAATTTATCTGTATCCTTATATTGTTTTCCAAAATCTGTATGTATATTACTTTCTTTAAATATATCACCATCATATTTTAAACCAACTATTTGTCTGATACCACCCAAATTAAATCTATAAAATATATTATTTATCAATTGAACTTCACTCCATAGTTTTGATGTAAGGGAATCATCAGTTAGTTCTAAATGTTGAGTATATGACCTGTTTTTGAATGCAGAAACACCTTTCTCATTGATATGATTTACTATTGAATTACATTCTGAACTACTAAAAAAATTATCTTTTGGTACACACCATTTGAAATTTAGATTCTCTTTATACAAAACTACTACCTACATAAAATTCTTGTATCGAATATCTTGTGCCTTCTGATACAGATGAAACTCTATGAGATAAAAATGATGGAAAAATAGTAATCGTTCCTTTTTTCTTTGGTACTGATAACCATTTCTCTTCTTTATCTTTCATACCAAATTGTAAATCACCACCTAAATAATCATCATTCAACATAATAATACCTGTAAGTTTTCTCTGTTGACCATCGGTGGGATTCATATCTATGTGCCAAGTATAATGGTCACTTGTATCATATTGTATATATTTTAATTCACCCTCTGGTTTATCAATATTAAATTGAAATGATTTTTCGTTAACAATTTTAACCATAGTGTACATCTTATCTTGTAACCAACTCCAATCTAATTTTGGATTACTTCTATAATCACCTGGTTGTTCTAACAAATAACTTTCTTTTGTTTTTCTGATTGAATCAATCATATGATTTTCTCTATCTTCTGCCGAATCATCAACAACACAACCACCAACAACATTTTCAAAGGCGTTTACTTCATTAATAATACCTAAACATTGTCCCTCATCTAATAGTGGTATTTGAATATATAAATTTTTCATCGAAAAGTATTACCCTCTAACCAAGTTACAATTGAATATCGTTTACCTTTGGTTATTGGTGCAACTCTATGTGAGAAGAATGCTGGAAATACTAATAAACAACCTTTATCTCTATTACCTTTAATTAATCCACTACCCTCTGGGTCAGTTAGGCCAAACTCAAAATCACCACCCTCATAATCATCACTATCTGATAATTGAATAATACCAGTAAGTTTTCTTTGAGAACATTGGTGTTTACCATAATCTGTATGCCATTCATATCTACCACCAATTCCGTATTTCAAGAATCTAAGTTTATCTAAACCCTCTACATCGTAATCATAATGTTGTATGTTTGCTATTTTTAAGGCAGTTTCTACTTTGTTAAATAATGCCTTGTCATCAAATTGATTGATATCCCTATCAAAAATAATTTCCTTGTTAAGTGTCTTCCTAACATTTCTATTAATGATACCACCTTGATAATTACCTACTAATTCACCTTCTGTTAAATCTTCAGTATCGAGTGATTTGATTATTTCATCACACTCTTCGTTAGTTAAAAAGTTTTTTCGATATATAAGAAACTCGAACTTATCATTTATTTTCATCTATCCTCTTGGTTTTCATTTACCTTACTAATCTTTTGATGGTAGGTTATGTACTAATATATCCGAGCTAAAGTAAGTATCTATATCCTCTACATCTAATGAATAAAATGTGGTAGGATTCTCTAAAACAACTTCCTCTTTTGAAACAATTGTTATCTCATTACCATCTTTATCAAACATTCTATCACCAGCTTCTAACATCCATGTTGGGATAAAACGATAGCTATCACTACCAGAATCAAATACAAATGTTGATGATAATTGATGTCTTTTATATTCCTTATTATTACTTCCACTAACTGTATAGTAGAAAGATGTAGGAAATTCATTTTTACCTACAACAACTGAACCACTAAAGAAACTACCACCTAAATCATCGGTATTCCAATTAGCATAATTTAAATCTGAATTTGGCATTCCAATTGGTTGATATGATTTAACTACATCACCAACTTGTATATCTTGAACTTGTTTTGTTGAGCCATCGTACATACGAATTTCACTACCACTTATTGAACTTGCACCTCGATATGGATGTAGTTTCCAAACAGCCCAACCATCATCTCTATCCTCTGGTGCTACCAAATGTGATTTGACTGGATTGTAAAAAGAAGCAAGTATTAGATTATCTTCTGGTGTTAATAAAGTTAAACACCTACCCATACCAAGATATTTTTTACCACCTACTTCACTACCAGAACTGATTATAAATTTTTCAGATATCATACTTTTACCAGTTGCTGCAGAACCCTCTGAACCAGTAACATTTAACCAATTCCATACCATCGAACTTGATGGTTCTACATCTGAACGATATGAATTTAAGAAAATACTACCACTCATCCTCACCATAAATGATGCATCCTCTGTTGGTGTCTTATTTACATAATCTGGCCAATCACCAATTCCCTCACCTTGAGTTTTTGATGATGAAACATATACTGGGATTAAACTTGAACTAACTGGTGAAGTATTTAAAAGTCTTCTAAATTCTCTTTTATCATATGAACTACTTGCGATTGAATATAAATTATCATTTACATTACCTGGTGAATCAAAAAATAAATGAAATGTGTTAGCATGTTCATCCTTACCTCTCATGTCCATGTATTGTCTTTCATTAATATCAGTAGTATTATTGAAAGAACAACTAATATTATTTGCTGCGAAACTTGAAGATATAGATGGTCTTTGAACCGCAGGTGGATTTTCACCAAATGGATGATTTTCTGCAATTATACCATATACCACCACATTATCAAAACTTTGTGTTGCTGCATAATTTGATATATAAGTAAATAAATCTGGTTCTATATTAGTTGTCTGTGCAGTAAATAAGTTAGTGTTATTTTCAAAGAACTTTACTTCTTCTGTATCTTTCTCAATAGTAAAATCTATACCACCGATTATTGCTGCTCTACTTTTGTTTGGCCAACCACCTGCACTACCTGTTATGTAATTCCAAAATGATTTACTTCTTGATTCTACATCAGATTTTTGTTTAAAATTTACTATCTGTTCTTTTGTAATCTCGGGCATTTAAATCTCCATTTTATCAATAATAAATATCATTTATTGTAATAAATCTACAATATTTCCTTTCAATCCAATTTCTTTTAATGCATGTAATAAAGCTGTTTTATTCCATATTTCAATATCAAATATCACATGAGTATAACCTTGGTCATACAAATATTTGAATCCTTGTGCACTAATAGAATAATCATTTATACCACGATAATCCTTATCAACCCAAATATTATAAGCATACAATCTTTTATCACCAAATTGCATAACAAGTTCAGATTCAGAATAACTTGGTGTATTGTAAACAGGGCAACCATTTTTATCCCATGATTTAAATATTTTACTACCAACCCACAACCAAGATATAATTCTCTCGCCATCAGTAATATACATAAACTTATCACCATTTTTAATTCTAAAATCAAAATCTGATTCTGTCCACATACCATCATAATCATCAATGTCTTTATTAAATAACTCTAATTGTTTATTGAGATTATCTGGTTTACCAACTTTGAAATTAGGATTTAGTTTTACATTTCGTTGATGATAAAGATTAACTTCAACTCGTATTAATTTTTCTTTACTACTTTCCATCCACTCTTCTTCACTATATTATCACTTCTACCTGTCCAATAAAAGAACTCACCATCGAATGTAAATATATCTTTGGTATCATAATAATCTCCATCATAATTAGATAACATTGCATTTCCTCTTAAATGTAAAGTTTTATCCAACATAATATCCCAACCACTTAATCTTCTTAGACCAGTATGAACTCTATCACCTTTAGTAAAATTAGTTCCAAAAACTATTGGTACACACTCAGTAGAACCATAAACATGCATTACCTTTTGTACACCCAACTCTAACATGAACTCTATATCATCTATTGATGTTTCTTCTGCACCTATTAACACTTGTTCTATTCCACTTAAATCTGGTCGCAATCCACTTTCTTTTAACATTTTTATCATCGTGGGTATTAATATTAATTTTGTAGGCTTCTCTGATAACATCCCAACAAAAACTTCTGGTGAGAATTTATTATCAAATACTTTACCACCAACTTGTTC